TTGTGGCATCGGCAGGCAACGCAGATAATAACTGACCAGAATATCCTAACTGTCCCTGCATATTTTTAATAGCATCAAGTTGGCTTTTTTGTACATTTTCAGAAAGCTCTCCTGCTTGTTTATTAAAAGAATAAGACAAAGAGTTTAAACCTTTTTGACCAGCCATAATGGCAGCCTGTTGTAACACAGACTGTTGCTTTAAAGGATCTGCAGCTACATCTTCAGGAGTAGTTCCTGCATAAGATTGTGCAAGAATATTCTTTGATTGAATATCTTGACCAAACTGTTGTCCTGCTTTTTGGGCACTTGTAAAAGCACCAAATATACCTTCTGCCATAATTATTCCTTATTCAAAACCGCCAGTACCACTACCATAGTTTCCACCAGTAGAACCTTGATCTGTGTAACTAGCCATAGAAGAATAAGGATTAGACCAATTAGGTGTTTGTTGTGAACCCATCATTCCACCGCCACCACCACCAAAGTTACTAGCAAGGCCTGGTAAATAACCACCTAAACCTAAAATGTTAGCACTTTGCCCTTGTTGCATATTGTAAGCAAGTGTGTTACCTTGAGTACTAGCACCTGAATACTGAGAAGCAGCACCACCAGGAGTTTGTGTTGTAGCTCCTGATAATTGACCATATTGACTAAATAAGTTGTTATAAGCAGTTTGGAAATAGTTTTGACCAAATCCTTGGAGTGCAGCAGATTGACCACCAGATTGTATGGTTCCTTTAGCAGCCCCTTGAGCAGTTAAAGCAGAAGTACCTTGGCTCATTCCTAATTGATAACCAGGCTGTGATAAAGCACTTGATGGGTCATTTGTTAATGTCTGTAGTTTGTTTGCAGCGTCAGTACGACCACCAATATTTCCATAAGGGTCATATTGACCATAAGTCATACCACCGCCTGCACCGCCTCCTCCTCCAGGACCTGAAGGGCTACCAAAGGCTCCCATTGAATTTGCTACACCTATTACGGCTGCTCCTGCTGATACCCAAGCTGCTGGCATGTTATTCTCCTTTTATAGTATTAAAAGCGTCACGTCGATCCATGTTGAATGTACGGACGCTAAAAGTTGCAATCAGCATGTCTTCATCAGAATCATTGTAGACCCAGTGGTTTGTATCGTTCTCGAAATTCCACAAATCTCCTGTTAAAGGGATAAGGTTTCCACTACGTTCCCAACCAAAAACTACGCCTGGTTGTGTTTTTAAAATCACCATGTATTTGTTATAGTATGTGCTATGCCATGACCAGTCACTATGCGGATATACTTTTTTACCTGCTGGAATTCTGATTACATAGCTACCACCTAATTGAATAGCACTAAGATGCCGACAGACGGCTTCAGCCATATCTACTGCTGCTGGTAGTTTTAAAGATTCTGGATACCATTCAGAGATAGCTGACTTCATAATGCTCTCTCGACCTTCTTCGGTATCATACTCACCTAAAGCCTCGTAGTTTTGATGGCGTACCCAAATATCATGTGACTCACGATGTGGTGATAACTCTCCATTATAACGAGGAACTTTGCGAAAGTCTCTGCTTTGTTCCCATAGCTCAGGATGAGCATTTAATTGTGCCATATACGGAAGAACATTAAAGTTTACGCCAACTAAAGTAAAGTCTTTTTTTGGAACTAATCTTCCGTTGTTAAAATCAAAATTCATAACTTAAGCCTCAATTAATATTTCATCAATCTTATTAATATCTGTTTCATCTGTTGCATGAATACAAAACCAAACAGTATCCTCTAATGCTTCAATAGCATGATGAATACCTTCTTTAATTTCAAGACAAGCAGGGGCTGTATATTCAGCAACACTGTCATCTGTTCTTACAATTACTTTACCTTTAGCAAGAATGCTTAAATGACTAAAGGTATGTGCATGAGTACCAACAACATAACCTTTAGGAACAAACATTTGTTTAGCATATAGCCCATCTGAAAAGTTATGGACAATGCCAAGGTCAACTTCAAATGTACCTTTCATTACTTTATGTAACTCGCTAATAACTTTCATTATGTCCTATATTGTAATTGTGATGGCTCTGAAGCTTCTAATTCACCAATATCAAAGTCAACCTCGGCTGCTAACAGTCTTAAAGGTTGATTGTCTGTGCACAGAAACTCCCATGCTCTACGACGTGCTGCACCACTTTGATACACTTGTGGTCGTTGTTTATCTAGGTTTACTGAGCGATAAGGAGACCAGTTTTTATAATCATCATTACTGTGTCTAATGTTCATAACTGCAGGGACTTTATCTCCTACAATCTCTAAACGATTAAAGAACTTACGCTTAGTAGTACCACCATCAATAATATCTGTTACAGTACGATAATAAATAGGAGCACCAGAATCATTGTAAACATGATCTGACATCGTATATAGTGTGCCGTTATCATCATCTAATAAATAGTAAGTATCGCTAATTTGAGTAAAGAAACTAGGACGGAAGTACTGCTCAGCATAAATACCTGGCACTCCTGAGCCTGCATCACCAACAGCCCACATAGTCCATTGAGTCCAAACCTTTTCATTTACATCAAATACTAGTGTAACATTTAAATCAGCTAATGTCAAGACATAAAAAGTATGTCCATTAATACGTAAAGAGTAAGCTCTAATATCAGCTAAAGTACTATTCTGTAAAATACGATCAATAAAAGGTGTAGAAATCTTTGTAGGAGCCGTTGACGCAAGAGAATATACCGATGGGCCTGCATCTCTAGAAGTACCTACCCAGACTATAATGTTCTCAAAACTAACGATAGAGTCTCCGTTAGCACAGCCAAGCTCAATATGGTAAGGAGCAGCAACTGCCAAGGGAGAACCTGGATACGTACCAGCATCATAGAACCAATCAATAGACCACTGACCAAAGGTAATAATATAGTTTAAATGTTTACCTATACCTACTAACTGGTCAGGTTCAGCCTCAGCAGTAATATAGTTTAAAGCATTCCAAGTAGTAGGGTCGTTAGCATTAGATGTAAAAAGCTCACCATTAGGACTAGCAATAACTGTGTAAGTATCTAAGTAGCAAGCACCAGGAACAATAGTACCTGAAGGAAAGCCATTTAACAAAGCAGTAGCAGCAGCACCTGTACCGCCTGCATCAGTGTTGTTTAAATACTGTAGAGTAGCTGTACCATCCGCCTGAGTACCGCTAGTGAAGGTAGGAGCACTAGTCCCTGTAGTTCCTGCAATAGTTACTGAATATACATTACCTGAACTAACAAGTACTGTACCTGCTGCATAGGCTGTATTACCTACCCAAGCATTACCAGCAGTGTCTACAATAGTAACTACTAATGTGTCTGAGCTTGTGTAGCCTGAGCCACCATCAGTAATAGTAATACCTGTAATAACACCACCATAGCTTTGAACAGTACCTGTAGCAGTAGTACCGCCACCTGAAGGGGCTGAAAAGGTTACAGTAGGGTTAGTATAGTTTTTACCACCAGTAAGAATAGTTACTGTAGAAATGTTGTCATCTTTGACCTGAGCAAAAGCTCCTGTACTGCCATTAATAGTATAACCATGTACTTGGTTATGTACAAATAGATAAGTATCGTTTAGAGTCTGTTCAAAGTAACAAGTGGCATAACCACCGTTAACAAGACCTGTCATTGTACCTACAGTAGTTCTTGCACCAGTGCTAGGAACAACCTTATAAATTACGTTATCAACTACTGCGTATAGATTACCGTTAAAGTAAGTTAATCCTTGTCCTTGTCCTGTAGGCATAGTAGGAGAGGTGACAAACGTAGATGTACCAGGACGCTTAACAAACTCTCGCTTGCCGTTAGTCGCTTCAAAATAACCATTAACACATTTAGAATCAGTGTTTAAATAGCCGTTACGAGTCTCAATAGGTTGAGACAATGGTATTCTAACAATAGGCATTAGTTAGGTTTTCCGAAGGTTACGTTAGCCATACGAAGGTCAGCTTGGAAGAATGTAGAAGTAGCTTCCACATCCCAATCACATAATTGGTCTTGATATGTCTTAGCTCTCATAGCAATCTCTTGACGATGATTAGTAGGTACGCTATATTCAATAGCTAACTGATCTGCTAAGTTCCATACTAAAGTATTCATCCATTCAG